GCATCCCCTGCGGCATCCCATGCGGCATCCCTTGCGGCAGCCCTTGCGGCATCCCCTGCGGCAACCCTTGCGGCATCCCATGCGGCAGCCCTTGCGGCATCCCATGCGGCAGCCAATTCATATTTATCAATCACTCCATTAGCATAATCTCTTGCAGCTTGTATAGCTTTGCGTGGGCGGTCATCATTTGGGTATCTATTTTCAAAGATGTGCAGAACTAATTCGGCACAATCGGCAGCGAATAATCTGATTTCTTTGTCCTTCCCTTCGACTGCACGTAATGCCCAAACTGCATCTTTTATGCCGTTGGATTGAATGATAGTAGCAATAGATAGCGGTTCATTATCTGCTTGTGTTTTGCCTAAATAATTGAGCAGCTTATTCCACCCATCTTTACAGGGTGAATGTGCTTTGATTTTATTGAGTGTAGTGGTCATTGGTTTATGGTTTTGATTGGTTATTCAATTCCGATTGTCATACCCTTGTATTCGATGTTTGAAGGGCATTGCAGGGTTACTGAAAGATGCGCCAGGTAGGACATAAACTGCTGCGCTGATTCTAAAGAATCGAACCACCACTCATGGTTAAACCATTCTTTCGGGGCATTGGTGCCGGATATGGAAGCCGGCATGGTGTACCTTTGCGTAGGATCCATGTGCAGCAGTTCCCGGAATGCTTCGATGCTATCCGAATGTGCATAGATGCAGTACTCTTCCCGGATTGCTAACTGATCTCGCGTCCATCCGGGGCATTTTGTGGCGATGAAGTTTTCCGCATCTTCGAGTGTGGTGAGGTCATCTGTCAGGCGGCTTTCCGTTTCGAGGAAATACACATTAAAGTGTTTTGTTGGTGTGTTCATGTTTTTTGGTTTTGTTTCCACAAAAATAAAGTTATTCACAGATACAAACCAAATATTTTTGGAATTATTTTTCAACTTTATTTGCGTTCTTTAATAACTTGGTGATTTTCAATACATCTGATTCCTCAAGATAGGTAACCCCTTTCACCCATTCATGCAGTTTCAGTTTACGCAGCCCTACCTTGCGCTCAATAGCGGACAGGTTAAAAACATGATCGGAGGTCAGTAGCTGGTGTAGTTTGTCGGATTTAGTCATTGTTGTAAGATTTCAAATTTTAGATATATTCAGTTTATATTCAGTCAAATTAGACATGAAAGATTTAACTTCATCAGCACATCGTAGAAGATATGTTTTGGTAAGTTTCTCTTTTTTAATGCGGTTGACATACGCTCCGTAAATCCTAAATTCTAAATCAGTGCAATATTCAAAAATTGTAAAGCAGCCATGAGTATTTTCTTCATGACTATGATTGTCTAAATGAAACTTTTGTTGTTGTTCATTAAACTCTAATCTGTAAAGTTGTGCCATTTTATTCGGGTTTAAATGTTTCTTCAATAAATTCAAGTACTTCTTTGAAAGCAGCTATTCTGTTGACTGCCACTTTCCGGTAATAGTCGGCCAAAGGTTTCTGAGAGTTCAGCTCCCAATGGTCTTTGTTTTCCTCGTCCTTCTTTATCTTTTCATTAAGGAACTCAATAATCGGATACGCTGGGTTGTCTGTGTTGTCTGACATAAATTTCGGTTTGTTTCAGCAAAAATAAAAAATATTTTTGTAATTCCAAAATATTTTGCATCTTTGACATCTAAACTCAATTATTTATGCAAATTCAAAAACACAACGCTACCGAGGTTATGGCGCTCGGAAAGGCGTTTGCTGAATCGGGAATGTTCCCCGATATTAAGTCAGCAGCACAGGCCATCGTTAAAATTCAGGCAGGGGCAGAACTCGGCATCGGGCCGTTCCAGTCAATGTCCGGCATTCACATCATTTCGGGTAAACCTACCATTGGGGCAGGTGTTATAGCATCAATGGTAAAGGCATCGGGAAAGTACAATTACAAGGTTACAGAACAGACCGAAAAGATTTGCTCCATTGACTTCTTTGAAGGCAAAGACATGATCGGCACATCCACATTCACCATTGACGATGCAAAAAAAGCCGGTACCAAGAACCTGGACAAATTCCCACGTAATATGCTATTTGCAAGGGCGATGTCAAACGGTGTAAAGTGGTATACCCCCGATGTATTTGCAGGGCCTGTGTATGTTCCCGAAGAAATGGATGCACCTATCACCCAAGATGTACCGCATGAGGTGATTGTTACCCCATCCCGTACCACCGTATCTGACAGGGTTTTCAAAGATGCCCTAAAGAAAGTTAAAGAAGGCGCAATGCTGAAAGATGGCTCAAAGTCAGTAGCGGCATGGCTGGTGGAAGATGTTGAACTAACTGAATCGCAGGTGGCTGCATTAACTCAAGTATTAAATGCGGAAGCAATAAGCGATGACGATTTGCAAAAGATTTCTAACCAAATAAACCCAACAAACAATGGAACTAATTAAATTCAATCACACCACTAAAGAGCAGCGCTCGGAGGTGGTATTAGAGATGATGAATGAAGTGCTGAATGGCAGGGTAAACCCGTTAGAACTGCACCTGCGATTAAAAGCAGCAGAGGAAGTGATTAAAGCCCTGACATCAATGCCAGCGTACAAAGGCATCCTATTGGATGAAGCCGCCAAATACGGCAAATCATTCCAGTACCAAACCGCAAAAGTAGAGGTAAAGGAGGTTGGGGTGAAGTATGATTTCAGTCAATGTGGGAATAGTACGTTAGCTGAATTGTACTGCCAGGCGGAAGCTATCGCTGCTCGTATCAAGGAGTTGGAAACCTACCACAAAGGACTTCCAGCATCCGGCATTGAAGTACTTGATCCCGTATCGGGCGAACTTGAAAAACATTATCCACCTGCGAAAACTTCCACTACGAGTGTGGCGTTTACGCTTAAATAGAAAAGTTATGACAAAAGGAAACGAACCAATCAACTCAATACCTGATTTGAATAATCATCCTTCACCTTGGATTGGACTTACCAAACGTGAATACTTTGCCGCAATGGCATTGCAGGGGATATTGGCAGACGGGATGGATATTCATCAACATTTAGAAGGACACGCAAGTAAAGCAGTATTGTATGCCGATGTTCTTATCAAAGCCCTAAACGAAACACAACCCTAAAATCTTAACGGCACCGGCTCCCGATACCCGGCCTTGACATGAGTACATTTTACAATGGCAGCATTTGCCTAACAGACATCCCAAAGGACAAAATCACCGAAGGGAAAAACGGAAAGAAGTATCTGAATGTTACCCTGTGGGTGAATGACACACCCGATCAGTACGGCAACATCGGCAGCGTACAGGTATCCCAAACGAAGGAGCAACGGGAAGCAGGGGAAAAGAAGCAGTATATTGGGAACTTTAAGCAGCCACAGGCGGTTGCAACTGGTACTCCTGCAGCACAGCCCGAATTGAGCGATTCTCTCCCTTTCTAATCACAACGGGGGAGGATAGCAACTCCCCCTTAATTTTACCAACCATGCAAACAACATTAAACAAAATCAAATCACATTCACCCTGCGGATTATTAGAACCGAAAAATACCAATTTGGGTTGGGGTAAATTGTTGAATCATTTAGGCAAAACCCAATCAGATGATGAAGTATTGGAACTCCGTACAATATTAGAAAGCAACGGATTAGATGATACCTTATGGGCATTTAGGGCAGTAGAGGGGAAGGATAAAGAAATTCGCTTATTTGCAGCCGATTGCGCTGAAATGGTGCTGCCTATTTATGAGAAAGAATATCCCGATGATGACAGACCACGTAAGGCAATACAAGCAGCAAGGGATTATGCCAATGAATTAATAAGTGTAGAACAATTGGCTGCTGCGAGGGATGCTGCGGTGGCTGCGTGGGCTGCTGCGTGGGCTGCTGCGAGGGATGCTGCGAGGGATGCTGCGTGGGCTGCTGCGAGGGATGCTGCGAGGGATGCTGCGAGGGCTGCGAGGGATGAAATCAAATCTTTACTACTAAAATATATCTAATGCAAAATAACGAAAGTATAGTTTGGAAAATAACATTACAACCAAACTTTGATGTTTGTGCAAGAGTTGGCTATTCAACTACAAGCGAAGAAATAGGAACTTATGGCGATAAAAAGTTTGCAAGATTTAGGGTATGGGAAGCGTATTTAGATTCTAACGGTATTCGTTACAAAATTACCAACCAAACAATCCTGCCCCTATGACCATCCACCAATACCTCGAAAGAAAATACTTCCGGCTAAATACCACCGCCAAGATTGAGAAAGGCAAAATGTACCGCCTTGTTAATGGCCGATGGATGCCAGAGCGTGAATTTGAGCGCATCTTCCCACTACCTTTGAAAGTTGGAATGAAACCGAATCCGGATAGCAGAAAAACATACTTATTATGAAACGCAATTTGTTAGAACTTTTCGCAGGTAGCAGATCAGTAGGAAAAGTTGCAGAGCAATTTGGTATTAAAGTTTTTAGTGCTGATTGGCAGCAATTTGATAACATAAATTATGTAGGTGATATTGGAAATATGAAAATTTCAGATGTACCATTTATTCCTGATATAATTTGGGCATCTCCTGATTGCACTACTTATACGATTGCTGCAATAAGCACACATAGAAACGGAATAGAACCAAAAAGCGAATATGCAAAAAAATGTGATGAAGTTAATAAGCATTTTATTCAATTAATTTATCAATGGTTAGCAATAAATCCATTGCTTAAATTTTATATTGAAAACCCCAGAGGTATGCTGCGAAAAATGCCTTTTATGCAGCAATTTATAAGGCATACTATTTGGTATTGTAAATATGGAGATGATAGGGCAAAGCCAACAGATATATTTACAAATGATATTAACTGGAAACCTAGGCCGCATTGTCATAACGGAAACAAACAATGTCATCATCAACCAGCACCAAGAGGTAGCAAAACAGGTACACAAGGTAGAAAGGGAAGTTATAATCGAAGCAAAATACCTACAGAACTTTGTATTGATATTTTACAATCAGCACTATTATGAAGCACTACCCCGAATGGCGGATACGCTATAACACCGCACATTATAAAAACCTTTAGTATATTTGCTCAAAGATTCATAGGCGAAGTTGCAGCCGACTATGAGTTCTTATATTTAGTATTTACTAAATATGCCCCTTACGCTGCAACCGTTTGGGGCATTCTTTTTTTATGCAGTTAAGAGATTATCAAATTAAGTTAACGGATGATGTTATCCGTAAATTATCAAAAAGAAAAGTAATTGCACAACTTGCTACCGGTGGAGGTAAAACAGTATGCTTTTCATCCATTACCAAAAGATACATTGACAAGCACGAAAAATCAGTTTTAATCCTTGTTCACCGAAAAGAACTATTGCAGCAAACACGCAGATCGTTACACAATGCTTTCAATTTAGATTGTCAAATTATAATAGCCGGCATGAAGACAATCCCATATAACCGAATTTATGTCGGTATGGTTGAAACGGTTAAACGTAGAATAGACCAACTGCATAACATTGGAATGATTATAATAGATGAAGCACACATCGCAAATTTTAACCTAATACATAATCACTTTCCAGAAAGCTATTTCATTGGGTTTACTGCCACACCTCTGGCAGCCGCAAAAGATAAGCCGCTAAAAAATTACTATAATGATATTGTATGTGGGATAGATATTGCAGATTTGATTAAAATTGGGTCCCTTTGTGCCAATGAAACATACGCTGCCAAAGATTCAGTCAACAGAAAAGAACTATCAATAAAAGCAGGTGAATTTGACAATAACTTAATGGGCCTTGAATTTTCGCAGCCACAACATGTTAAAAATGTGGTAAAAATTTATAAGGAAAAAGCAGAGGGTACAAAGGCAATAGTATTCAACGTAAATATTGAACACTCACTAAAAGTAACAGACGCTTTCAAAGAAGCAGGGTATAATTGCCGGCACTTTGATGGGGAAACAGATAGCAATGAAAGAACAGAGGTTTTGTCATGGTTTGAAAATACTCCAGGTGCAATTCTTTGCAATGTAGGGATAGCAACTACCGGCTTCGATGAGCCAACGATTGAAACGGTCATAGTTAACAGATCAACCATGTCAATGCCGCTATGGTTACAAATGACCGGTAGGGGTTCACGACCAACAGAATTTAAGAAAACTTTCACAATTATAGACATGGGAGGGAATGCTATCACTCACGGGGATTGGTGCGACAGGCATAATTGGGATTATCTTTTTTGGAACCCACCAAAGAAAGGTGAAGGAGTTGCACCGGTTAAGGACTGCCCCAAGTGTATGCGAATTTTACACGCAAAAGTTATGATTTGTCCTGAATGCGGACATGAGTTTCCTCCACCAAAACAAAAAGTAGAAGAAGAATTGAGCGAATTTGTGTTAGTAACTAAAAATATCAATGTTTTAGATATAATTTATGAATGCAGATTTAATCAAGAATATCGTCCTTTTTTTAAACTTGCTGAATCTTTTGCAAGAGAATTAAAATATACCACCAAAGAACTCAATCAGGAAAAGTTTATTTTTACTCTCCACATTTTAGAAGATAAGCACAGAGAATGGTGCCGGTTAGTAGGTAAAAAGTACGACCAATGGCACCAAAATTTAACAAGAACAAAATTAATTGAAGAACTTAAAAACTACTATAAGACATGGGAACCTCTGTAATAAGCATCTACAATAACATCCGGCAAACAACATCAAAAGAAACCATTGATCTTGAAAGATTTATCAATGATATTCGCTTCGGCAAATGGGAGGACTATGTTAACCCTATCCGAATATTAAAGGATTACGAAGAACGCAAAAAAGCAAAACTACAGGTACCTTATGTTACTATTTCTGGTTACTTTTCAGCCGAAAGGAACGCAAAAAGCATAACTAATCATAGCGGATTTATAGGAATTGACATTGATAACATTAGCAATGAACTTAATGGGATAAAGGCATTGCTTTCTACTGACCCTTATGTCTATGCTTGTTTTATGTCAATAAGTGGTACCGGATTATGTGTAATATTTAAAATAGATGGCGAAAGGCATTTAGATGCTTTTAACTCCATTGCGGATTACCTGATAAAAAAATACCAAATAGTTATTGACCCAAGTGGTAAGGACATTTGCAGACCCCGTTTCATTTCATACGATCCAGAAGCATACCTTAACACTAACGCAGCGACATTTAAAAAGTATCTGCCAAAGGAGAAAAAACGCAAAATACAAAGCACCATATTTGTAAAAAGCGAATTCGATGAGGTAGTTAAAAAAATGGTTGATGCTAACGTATCATGCGTTGAAGATTATCGCGATTGGCTGGCTATCGGTTTCGGACTTGCTGACCATTTCGGGGAGGCAGGTAGGGAGTACTTCCACCAGCTTTCATCATGCAGTAACAAGTACGAAAGGTCAATGTGTGATAGACAATTCACCCATTGCTTACGGCAACCACAAAGCACCGGTAAAATAACCATAGCAACTATTTACTACTTTGCTAAACAAGCCGGAATCAACGTATTCAGCGAAAAAACAAAACGCATTGCAGCAGTTACATCATCGCAAAAAAAGGCAGGGTTATCAGTCAATCAGATAGCGGAGAATTTAGAAAAGTTCGAAGGCATAAAAAAGCAAGAGGCAGAGCAAATTGTCAAACAGGCCTTTCAGTCAAATGCTGATTTTTCCAATACTACATCATTAGTTGAAAATATCCGCTCGTACTTAAAACATACATACAGTTTAAGATTTAACACTATTTCACGCAGAATTGAGCTGGATGGGAAAGATTTAGACGATAAAGTTATTAACACTCTTTTCCTTGATGCAAAGGTCATATTTGATGATTTAACCTTCGATATGTTCTACCGGGTGTTGACAAGCAATAACACAGAATCGTACAATCCTATTTTAACCTGGTTTGAAGATCATAAAGATTTACCATGTGCCGGTACAATAGATGAATTCTTTAGTTGCTTTCAAACCGATGATGATTTGCATTATTTTGGCAAAAAATGGCTCGTATCTGTCATTAGCAGCGCATTTGGGGTACACTCTCCATTGGTCCTAATTTATGTATCAGAAAGGCAAGGAACCGGTAAAACTGAAGCATTTCGCAGAATGATGCCAAAGGGCCTAAAAAGTTACTACGGTGAAAGCAAGTTAGATGCCGGCAAGGATGATGAAATACTAATGACCCAAAAGCTAATCATCCTGGATGATGAAATGGCCGGCAAGAACAAAAAAGAAGCAGATCACATAAAAGGACTAACCAGTAAGCAGACATTTTCACTCCGGGAGCCATACGGGAGGACAAATGTTGACCTAAACAGATTAGCAGTTCTTTGCGGAACTACTAATTCTAAAGCAATACTTAATGACCCAACCGGTAACAGGCGATTTATACCGATTGAAATCAAAAGCATTGACTTTAATAGATACAACTCAATATGCAAAGACAAGCTATTCATGGATGCCTACAACCTTTATAATCAAGGTTTTGAGTGGCAATTATCTGCTGAAGATATTATCCAACTCAACAACAAGGCAGACAAGTTTCAGGACTTTTCAATGGAATATGAACTTGTGAATAAATATTTCGGACTGCCACTTAATAACGGGGGAATGTTTATGACCGCAACAGAAATAAAGGTTCACCTGGAGATTCAAAGCGGCCTGAAAAACCTATCATTGAGGAAATTAGGCATGGAACTAAAACGTATAGGATTTAAATGTTTGTTAAAAAGAGTTAACAATAAGGTGATGCAGGTCTATGAAGTGGAGAAAAACGAGGCCATTTTTACCGAATTTTTAGAGCCGGCACCATTTTAATGTAAAGGATGTAAAGGATTGTAAAGGATAAAAAAAATTATCCTTTACACTTAAAACCCTTACCAGCATTGAATCTTATAAGTTTGTAAAGGATGTAAAGGATAATTTCTTATAAAGTTAATAGAATAATATACACACACTATGCACACACACACACATATTATTATTGTATTCCTATAGAAAAAATGCGTTTTTTTCCTTTACATCCTTTACACTTTGCTCAAAGTCAATAGCAGTAAGGGTTTCGGATGTAAAGGATAATTGAAAATAACCTTTACAGTAAAGGATAAATGCAGTTATTTAACGTTTTTGGGTAATTTTGGGTATGACAAAGCAAGAATTTTTAACATATGAGTACCGAAACGAGGATCAGTTTCAGGCATTGGTGTACCGGTATATCAATCATAACTATCCCATATTAAGAAAATTTATATTCCATGTGCCAAATGGGGGGAGTAGAGATAAACGGGAAGGAATGAAATTGAAAGCTATGGGAGTATTACCAGGATGCCCTGATCTTATTTGTGTAAAGCCACTATTCGCATTGGAACTAAAAATGCCTAATGGCAGCCAATCACCTGCTCAAAAGCAAATACAGGAATTGTGGGGTAACTTGTACCATATTGCCTACTCCCCTAAAGAGGTGATAGAAATAATGGATAAAATAATTGTCGCTAACTTTGTTCTAAAATAGAGGGGTTTAGATGGCTAAAGGAAAAAAGACAGGGGGCAGAGTAAAGGGGTCAGTTAACATTTTCACTAAATCGGTTCGTGAGGTTATTAACGATGCTTTCCGTGAAATGCAACTTAAACCAGGTGTTAATATGCTGGAATGGGGCCAATCCAACCCAACCGAATTTTACCGCCTTGCTTCCAAACTGATACCGATGCAGGTGAGCAATGACCCGGAGAACCCGATGCCAAGCGTTATCATTCAAATCATCCCGGACCCGGAATGTAAACCGATCGAATGATATTTCGGACATTAACCGACACAACTTAACCCAATGAATGAAAAGCAATGCACAATCTGTGAAAAACTATGTTGTAGGTTAAAAATGGATTTCTCCAAAACATTTTGTTACTTTTGTGAAATCAAAGCCAAACCCTTGCAAATTCATTACAACTTTGCCACACGCAGCCGGCCACATAAGATGGCTGCTGCAATAGCCACAATTAAAGCATTTTCACACAAATCGGACTGGACAATTGGCCTCGTCATTGATGATGATGATCGGGCTACACTAGATTCACCGCAACTGATGGACGTGCTGCAGGACAAACGGATATACGTTTGTTCCGGTACGAGCAAGAACAAGATTCATGCAATCAACCGGGGGATGGTAGATTGGAAAGGTGATATTGTTGTCAATATGAGCGATGATATGCGCTTCATTGCCCCCGGATATGATATTGCTATCATTAACGCATTTGGCGGCAATCTAGATCAGTTTATTCACTTCCCTGATGGTAGGGTGAACCACCTGCTACCGACTATGAGTATAATGGGCAGGACCTACTATGACCGTGATGGGTACATCTACCACCCACAATACGAGAACCTTTGGTGTGATAACGAGGCAATGGATGTGGCTAAATTGAGGGGATGCCATAAGTACATCAACCGCCAAATATTCGACCATGTACACCCTGCATGGACCGGGGAAAAGCCGGATGCCTTGTTGGAGAAAACGCAATCCACGTTCCGGGCTGATGAAATAACCTATATCAGGAGGAGTAAGCAAGGATTTCCAAAACATAACGCATGAAAACATTATTATTTTTAGCTATTGTGTATTGTTTAATTTCAATGTATCAATTTTGGGTAAAACAAAGACATGAAGATATTTATGCTCCAGGTGCTTTTTTGGGTACACTTTTCTCTGTATTAGGTACTGTTGTTGGCTTAATTTATTTGTGTATCAAATATCTTCCATAAACAACGTATAACAAAAAAACCATATTGTTGACATCAACGAAATGATAAAAAGCTATGACCCTCTCCATCCTAATTTGCACACTCCGTGGCCGTGAAGGTTACCTATCACAACTGCTGCAATCACTTGCACCGCAGCGCAGGGATGATGTAGAGATACTGGTAGAATCGGATGATAGGCAAATGACAACGGGACGCAAACGTAACATACTGCTGCAACGCAGTACAGGCAAGTACGTTGTATTTGTAGATGATGATGATGCCATTGCTGATACCTATGTCAGCGACATACTTAAAGCAGCAGAGCAAGACCCAGATGTAATCGTATTCAACGGCACAATGACCACCAACGGCAAGGATGAGCGGAAGTGGTTTATAAGCAAGGATTACCCCTATGAAGCGAAGAACGGGGCGTATTACCGCTACCCGAATCACATCGTACCTATAAGGAGAGAAATAGCCATACAGTTCAAGTTCCAGGATATAACGGTGGGGGAGGATTACCTTTGGGCCACTGCGATACACAATAGCAAGTTATTACAGACCGAAGTCAAGATAGACAAGGAACTTTATCATTATCAATTCCGTACAAACAAATGAGATACTCCCAAAACAACGAGCAAGACATTATCCTGCAGTACTTCGGTAACCGCAAAGGGTTCTTTCTTGACATTGGGGCAAACGATGGCATTACCCTATCCAATACGTATGCTCTACAACTGCAAGAGTGGAAGGGCGTGTTAATCGAACCCAGCGAAGAAGCGTTCAACCGAATCAAAGCGAGTAACGGGGTGCAAAAGTTCAATGTTGCTATTGGTACGGAAGATGGGCATTGTACCTTTCACGAAATGGGCAACCACCTTAACGCTGGGGATGTTTCGCTGCTTTCCACCATTAAAAAAACAGAGTTAAAGCGGTGGCCGGGGGTGGAGTTTAAAGAACGTATGACCGAAGTATGGACTTACAAAACACTACTCAAACATTCACCGTTGAAGTTCTTTGACTTTATCAGCATTGATGCCGAAGGGGTGGACTATGAGATATTAGAACAGATTGATTTGAAATATACTGACATGGTTTGTATTGAGCATAACTCTAACCCTGACTTATTTCAGCTAATCAAAGATTACTGCAACAAGGCAGGTCTGACAAAGAAATTACTTAACAATTTAGAGAACGTAATATGGGCAAGGTAATAGTATCCCTTTCCTCCACAGGTCGGGAAAACTACAACGAAGCACAGTTAGGACTTATTCGCAGTATTGACCGCAAGGCACCTGACTATGACACGCACTTGCGCAGTGTGGATGGATATGTGGATGAATACCTTGAGCGCAAAATAATTCTTGGGGATTGGCCCGAATCAAAGCGGTGGGGCAAGTCATGGAACCACCAAAATATGCCCTATCAGTTCAAACCGTTTATGGTGGCCGAAGCGTTGGAGTTGGGATACCGGAAAATCATTTGGTGCGATTCCACTATCAGGGTATACCAAAATCCCGATCCGCTTTGGGCATTAGCAGCCGAACATGGGATAGTGGCCTGGAATAATGAAGGGCATGAACTGCACAAGTACATGCCCGACCATCAAATCGCATGGTTAGGGTTAAAGGACTACACAGAAATCAAACAAATGTATCAAATCATGGCTTGTTGTATTATGTTTGACTTCGACCACCCTGCAACGATGCCTATCTTTGAGAAATGGATACAAGGTGCAAAAGAGAATTGCTTTCACCACAACGAATCAAAGAATCCGCACTATGTAAGCAGCCGGCATGACCAAGCGCTATTATCGGGGCTTATGAACATGGCAGGTATTCCGGTGCAGCCGTATGGCGGGTTAGCATACAGGCATTATCTACCTGTTTTACCTTATTTCATTAATTGGGGGGTTAAAGATTAAACTATGAATCATAAAGAAATAACACAATCAGAAGAACACGAAAACATCCGTAAAAAATTGTGGTGCGATGTTTATGTAGCTTATGTTGCTGCTCCAAATTCAGTTAAATCAGATGGGGCTTATGGTTGGGCAGATAATGCAGTAAAAAGATTTGATGAAACATTCTCTAAACCTAAAGAAACAGAATCATAATGGGCTACACTCACGAAACAACACGCATAATAGACCCGTACCTACCACACGTTCAATCCGTGGTAGATTTAGGCGCGCAAAACGATTACAGAGTACCATTACCTGCACCTTACACCAAAGATTCATACTATGCCGGCAAAGACTACGAAGCCATTGACATATCAGGGGAGAACGGCTCAACCCCATTGGACTTATCCAAGCTACACAAATTCGAGAAGCAGTTTGATTTATTGGTCGATGCCGGAACGAGCGAACACGTTGGCACAAACGGAAAGCATGACATTAAGGCCATATACAACTGTTGGAAAAACAAGCACAACCTTGTTAAAGTCGGAGGATACATTATCAGCGAAAACCCCAAAACAGGCAACTGGCCCGGACATGGATTCAACTACGTCACAGAGGAGTTTTATCAGCAACTTGCTAACGTATGTGGCTATACTTTGCTTTCTGTTGGTAGCGTTGCTGCTATGGGCAATTATACAGATGGCTGGAATGTGTACTCGGTATTACAAAAGAATAAAGAAACATTTTGCACGTTAGATGAATTTAAGAACTGTGGAATTAAAACCAATTAAGGCAACACCGGTATTCTTTGAGAATCTCAAAGCGTACAAAGGCCCGGCACCCATTATCTGTAATGAGGGGGGCAGCCGTTCGTCAAAGTCTTACTCCGTTGTGCAGTTATTAGTACAGATAGCAACCAATGAGCCGGGCAAACGTATAAGCATCGTATCTCACTCGCTACCACACATAAAGCGTGGGGCGTATCGTGATTTCAGGCAGATCATGACCGATTGGGGAATATGGGATGATGATAGTTTCTCCTTCACCGATTTCGTGTATAAGTTCCGCAATGGCAGTTATATCGAATTATTCGGACTAGAGGACGAGGGCAAGGCAAGGGGACCGGGCAGAGATATACTATTCATTAACGAAGCGAACCTGATACGCAAGTCATTATTTGACCAGTTGGCAATGCGGACAACGGGTAAGATATTTCTTGACTGGAACCCTGCAGACTTCGTGAGTTGGGTGTACGATGTGGCTGATAACACGAACAATGCAAGGATACATTCTACCTATCTCAACAACTTACCTAACCTTTCCCCGATGCAGATTGGCATCATTGAGGGCTATAAGAACCTACCCGATGATTTCATGTGGAAGGTGTACGGCTTGGGGGAACGTGGCGCAGCGAAGGAGATTATCTACACTCAATGGCAGATTACCGACCAACTGCCCGAAGGTGGCGATGTGTTCTATGGTCTTGATTTCGGATATGTTCACCCGTTGGCACTTGTTAAGGTATGCCATTATGAAGGTGCTAACTACGTTCAATTGCTTTTGTACAAATCAGGGTTAACTCCATCCGAAATGATAAAGGAGGTCAAAGACCACATATCAGACCGAAAGCCGGTGTACTGCGATGCAGCCGAACCGAAAAGCATTGAGGAACTATACAGAGGGGGTATTAATGCCCAACAGGCGAATAAAGAAGTTTGGCCGGGGATACTCAAAGTGAAATCATATCCATTGTACGTTCACAAAGATAGCAGGGAGTTGATTCGCGAACTGCAATCGTATAAGTGGAAGAAGGACAAGAATGACAATGTGATAGACGAACCGACAAAGGAAAATGATGATGCACTTGATGCTATGAGGTACGCAATATTCACCCATCTACATAAGCCACAATTCCAGGTAGCCGTTTGGTAAGGTAATTCGGTGTAATTTTGTTACTAAATCTTTAATATGGGGGTATTTGATTTTCTTAAGCGCAAAGCTGCACCTATAAAATCACCTGTTCAAATATCGGTAGAGCGTGGCCTACTTACATGGGATGGGCAGAATCAGGCCGAAATAGTGAAAGATAGTTACATGGGCAATGATCTTGTCTATTCTATTATTACACT